CACAGGTACAGTGGGGAGGCCGTTTTTGTCGACAATGGCAACCCGCGAGTTAACCGTTTTCAGCGTCATGTCACCACCGCCTGTGCATCAAGCAGTGCAAACGGGACTGGATCGGATTGGGAAATTTCAAATATTCTGCGCCTTGACCGTCCCAGCCCGGTGGTTTTCACCGACTTGCGGTATTCACCCATCTGGCCGATGGACAATTGGCGCTCAGCCCTCGGTGTTCGACCGTCATCGTCGTACCAGCGCAACATGATTTTCGGGTCAGAACCCTGCCTAGTAGCAAGCCCATGCCCGGTGTCGAATATCAGCCTCACCGATTTCCAGTTGACCAACGCATCATCCAGTGAGGTCGCAGTCATTCGGCGGGTAATCAGCAGGGTATCGCCGGCATCATCGTAATAATTGCGGCTTTGCTGGTACACATTGCCATCGAGACCAAAAATCAGGTGCTTTCCGTAACAGAACTGGTAACTGTGGGCGTTGCTGGTTTCATAGTCCCAGTGTTTCAGCTTATGGCTTAGCCCGGTCGCGATGTTGATCACATGGGTAGCTACATCGGGAATTGTCAGGACGTAGAACTTGTGGCCGTGGTCGGTGTAGGTGTAGCCGTAAGCAGACCTCAGGTTGGTTTCGTAGCCCTGCTGCAGGTAGTTTGCAAGGGCAGAACTGATCCCCTCATCACCCAGCATGACAGGCGTGTAGCCCTCCATGCGGTAGGTGATCAGGTCGTTGCCGAGAAAGAAAACCGTGTTGTCCTCTTGCACCACCGAGTCGCCCGAGTACACGCCACGCTCAATAATCGCAGCGCCATTCAGCTCAAAGGGGAAATCAGAGTTTCCAGTGTTGATCCACACCTTGATAATGTCGGCGTGGAAGTTGACGATCTCACCATGGTCATCAACCTGGGCAAGGATGTCCGTCTCGCCACTTCGACCAACAAAGTCCAGCGCGTTGAACGTGATTGCATTGACCTCCGAAATAAACCAGCCGCCCGCGTGCGAAAAGGTAAAGTACCCGCCCGCAAAATTGACCCGATCGGCGCCGGGAAAGTCAGGATCGGTTATCTGCGCCAGCGCGGTGCCGTTGTACACGTAGCCTGGATTACCGTAGCCGGTGACGATGACAATATTGGCCTGATCGGTTGCAAGGTAGACCCTGCCTGAGCCACTGATAGTGCCGAGATTCGTGTTACTGCCGTCCGCATTGACGCGATAGAGCGTAGTGCCGAACACCGCATAAGTTATGCCTGCCATGCGGATAGAGCCGCGGGCGGAACCGGCAATAGTCGAGAACAGCGCGGACCCCATAACCCCGACCTGAACCACGCCACCATTACGCTGAATCGCATAACAGTTGACAGATAGCTCGTGATCGATGGCGATGCGAATGCCTTCCTTGTTGCCACCAATCAGGTTCAGCTTCATGCGTGATATTCCGGCATCAGATAAACGCTACCCTGATCAGCATCGTTGGTTTCCGCATCCGACAGGAACTGCACCGCCATGGCCTCAATCCTGGCAGCGTCTTCACCACGGACTTCGTACTTCGGAATCAGTCTGAGAGCGAGATTGTAGATAATGGCTTCAAGCCACTCGGTCGGGAATTCAGGATCATCCGACAGGCTGTCGAAGTCCTCGATATACGATTTGTACGACAGCTTGATATCGTCGCTGGAGGAGTCTGGCGTCGGCCATACCCACAATGTGCCGTTAGTCCGCTGCGGGTCGTAGTACACATACACGGGCTTTCCCTGAGAGGTTTTGTCAGGCTGGCTCATGTAAACGTTGCGGGATTCGATGCGTATTTCAGTTTCGACCGAATCTACCACCCTGCGAGGATTGGCTATCTCCAGCGGGCGGTTGATGACCTCCGCGCCGGTTGGGCCAAGATCGTAGGAAGCAGTCCCGGCCACAAGATCAATCGTGACCTCCTCCCACTTCCACGCCTTCAGTCCGCGAACAGACCATGCCTTCACCATGCGATTCAGCGCGCGGCGGGCATAGGCATACTGTTCTGCAGAGGGGGTGCCTTCGTCTTCGATGCCGCCCACCATAACGAGGGCGTCTTTGATGATTTCGGTGCAGGTTTGGGAAAAATCGACAGAATTACTTGTAGCCATGCGTGCACCTTATAAATCTTCTGCCGTAACGTCCCCAGCATCAATAAACACCGGGTCTCCAGGTGGTCGCGCATCCATCACCGGACGCTCTGGCCGTGGCGTGAACTGTCTGTCCAGCGGATGCCGTGGCTCGGCAAACTCTTTCTTGACGATGTTCCCGGTCCACTCTCGCACGCATTGAGAGCGCAGCGCCTTTTGGCCACTGCGCGCGCACGTTACGAGGTGATCGCCTTCACGATAGAACTTTTCCATCAGTCATCCGGCTGGCTCACGGTTACATCAACTGATCCATCGCCCGAGTTAACAACAACCTTCAGGCCGCTGATCGACGTATCAATCTTGGCCGTAGCAGTTGCCGTAGCCGCAGTCATCCCGGTAATCGCAACCCAGTCGGCATTTGTTGCCGGCGTGTCGATACCGAGAATGTTCTGAATCGAATAGCTCACCGTGAAATCAATGGTCCCGGTAACCTCGCAATGCACACTGGTATGCGCGGCACGATAGCTGACCGGAATCACATAGGGGTCATTGTCGCCCGTAACCGGAATCGTACTTGGACGCATGCATCACCCCTTAGCCAGTCGCGGTCAAAGCACCAGTTGTCAGCGCGTTGCCGAACACATGCCACGATGTGCCGTCGCTGAACACCTCGATGAAGTCACCGATGTTTTCGGCTGTGGCAACGAAGTTGATCTGATCTGCAGCATCAACATCGACAACAGCGCCCACAACAATCATCGAGCCCTGCATGTTGTCACCCTCGGCGCTGGCAACAACGAAGTTGGTCGTAGCGAATGCAGCACCCGTGATGAACTTGGCCTGCCAGCCGGTGTTGGTAACCGCAGGCAGGGTAATCGTAAAGCCGGCAGCAGCGTTCAGAATGAATGTTTTGCCGTTATCCGCAGCGACCAGCGTGGTAGCAGCGGTCGGCACAGAAACCGAACCAGCGCCCGCCTGAAATCCTGCAGTAGAAATAACCGGGCCGCTAAAAGTCGTTGAACCCATCGCGAAAGCCTCCTACATGATTGAGAAAAGCCCCGGCAAGCGGGGCTGTTGTTGCAGGCTCACGCGCCAGCTGATCCATAAATTCCCCGAAAATCCGTACTTCCGAAGCTCTCACGATGGAAAATCGCGAACTTCAGGTTGCGGGTATCGAAGTCATTTTCACGGACTGGAGCGCTGGGCGCCTCACGCATGAAGTTTTTCAGGCCATCCATCGTGTCGGTCTTGATGAACCATGCATCAGAATCAGACAGGTAGTTGTTGACGACGAAATCAAGGCCGATTTCAGAACGAACGGCGTTGATGTCATTGTCAGCAGAACCCGGCTTCTTCTCTGTTTTCAGCAGGCGAGCTGCCTCGAACCGCAGTGCAGCAGGAACAATCAGACGTTTTGCCTGGACAGCGATTTTCAGGCCACGGTCATCGGTGAAGCCATCGATGTCAATCAGTGCCTGCTCAATAGCAGCAGACGACAGATCAGCAGGGGTTGCCAGCTCGTTCGATGATGTACCACCGGAGATGTTGGGGTGATCAGTTGCGATCAATTCCTTACCATCGCCGTAGGTGTAGCTGCTGTTGAACGCCCGGTTAAGGATGTTCGCGGCAACTGTCTCGCGGGTCTGACGCTGAGAGAAGCCCAAATACCGGGCGTTTTTCAGGCCCAGGTTGTACTGCTCATCCATCAACATTTCGTAGGTGAAAATGATGCCCAACGCATAGGTCAGGTGCGTGTATCGCGTGACGTAACCCTGACGGATCGAGTCATAAACGATGCCGCTGCCTTCCGCTTTCGTAGGAACAAGGCCGGTGCCAACGATCTGCACGTCCTCTTCGTACGCTTTGCTGGATTCTTCACGGTCAAAGATTTGCGTAAGCTGCAACG